AGTATAGATTTAAGTAAATTTTGGCTTGGTCTGGATATGCCTACTCTGCCACATTACACAGAGACAAGTTATCCAAGATATAATATAATCGAAAGTGCTGGTAATTATCGTATAGAGATTGCCGTGCCAGGTTGGAAGAAAGAAGAACTAGAGATAATCGCTGATGGCGAGGAACTCCAGTTAAAGGGTAAGAAAGAACACAAACTAGTCGGAGATGAACGCTTTGTTCATCAAGGATTAAGTCTAAAGTCTTTTGAACGAAGATTTATTCTTAACGCTGACTTACAAGTAGATGAAGTTAATCTACAAGACGGACTACTGACAATCACTCTGTCACGAACTCCAAATTCTAAGAGGAAAATCTTGGAGATAAATTAAATGGAATTAATCCGTAACTTTCGTGACGGAATATGTAGTGATGGTTCGATGTGTAATTACCTCATGAATACAATTATTATAATTGGATTCGGTAGTGTAATTGCTCACAGTGTATTAGCACTAACATAGACTGTCAAGGTTTCGAGGGGTGTTTCTCACGAGTGAAAACCCCTCACTCATAGGAGAATATATGAAAACATCACAATATGGAATAGATTTAATCAAGCACTTTGAAGGGTGTGAATTAGAAGCATATCAGTGCGCAGCTGGTGTATGGACAATAGGATATGGACATACAAAAGGAGTGCAGCCTGGTGACCAATGGTCAGAAAGCCATGCAAATCATATGCTAGAGGTTGAGTTAGAGGAGTACGAAAACTATGTGAGTACAGCTGTAACGGTTCCACTATCTCAAAATCAATTCGATGCACTAGTCAGTTGGGTGTATAATCTCGGTAATGGTAATCTCACATCATCAACTATGTTGAAAGTTCTCAACTCTGGCGACTACGACGGAGTTCCTGCACAAATCAAAAGGTGGAACAAAGCAGGAGGTAAAGTATTAGAAGGACTTAACAGACGCAGACAAGCAGAAGCAGATATGTTTGTAGGACATGACTGGACATTTAGATTATGAGTGAATGGTGGACATGGTTAAGTAGTTTATGGACTACTTATTACCGACTAACAGTAAGTTATAACGGTGTATGGGGTGATGCTGATGATAGAACATACACTGTAAAGAAGTTCTATGCTAAAAAGGACAAGTTTTTAAAGTTCAAGACATCTGAAGGAGAGTTAGTAGAAATTCGAGGTGCAGAAGGACTGAACTATAAAATAGAGGAGTTGTAATGCAACAATTTTTATTAGCACTTCTTTTAGTATTAGGAGGACTTTCATACTATTTATGGAACGAGAACGGAGTATTAAAAGAAAACAACGCAAAGCTAGAAATAGCTATCCAAACACAAGAAGAAGCCATCGCTACATTACAAAGCGATTTTGCTTTACAAACAACACAATTAAACGAAATGACTGTTAAAAGTCAACAGGCACAAAGGGAACTTAATAGATACAACGAGTTTATAAGAAACTATGAACTCAGTGATAAAATTATGAATGACCCAGTAGAGATGCAAAGGAAGATAAACAATGGAACAAAACATATCATGGAAGACATTGAAGGGCTCAGCGTTATTGTTGATGACCTCGATGATGGTCTCCAATTGCAGTCTAATTCCGACTAAACAAATAGAAGTTAGTGCAAAACCGATAGAGAGAACAATAGTTCAACCTATCATGCCGAGAGAAATAGATTTAAGAGAAGTTAGATGGCTAACAATTACACCAGAAAACTTTGAAGAACAGTTCAAAATAATTGAAGAACAAGAAGGGGAGTTAGTATTCCTTGCTATGACCATACCTGATTATGAAACTATGGCATACAATATGCAAGAACTAAAAAGATACATTACAGAACTCAAAGATGTCGTAGTATATTATAGAGAAGTTACGACAGCGGATTTAAATAATGGAGACACTAACAATTAAAAATCTTAACCTTATGGTTAAGTTAGACAGAATGGCACAGGCAGCGTATAATCATATAGCAACTTATCAGAATGACCCGTTGCCTAATATATCTTTAAAAAGACTTCGAGAGAAGATGAAAGATAGTGAGCCAGTAATGGACAAAGACAATAGCATTGACTATGGTTATAGAAACTTTAATTTTGATTGGGGTAATAGAAAATCAGCATTTATAAATGCTTTCAGATTAGAAACAAATACAAATAACTGGTATTTTGATGAAATTTTATTACAACCCCCTACAATGGGTTGGAGTGCTTGGAATAATAATCATTACAGGCATAAGAACTTTATTAGATTTATACACAATGCAGGTGAAGGATTCACACATTGGGTAGACGATGGCAAGTGGACATACATTCCTGATAAGCATACTGCTGTCAATAAAGATTGGACAGTAATTGCAGGAACAATGGACGGCAAGCAGTGGTTATCTGATAGAAATAGAAGTGCTAAACCTAGATTTGTATGCGAGATTGCAATTCCTAGTTACAATGTTAACGAGTGGAATAATGCAAAGGAGATAGTAGAAAGTGTCAATTAAAAGTAAGTTTAGCAAATTTTGGGATATGTTGCAATGGAGAAGAGCCATGGACAAACATTCCGAGTGGTTTGAGAAAAACGAACCAGCACAAGATAGATTTGAAGAAAACGAAGATTGGCTAGAAGAACTTGAAGAAAGGGTAGTCAAGTTGGAAGAAAACTCTCACCCATGTAAAGAACTACATGAGTTTGAGGCATACCCTAAACTTATAAAAAGAATAGAAGAACTGGAGAAAAATATTGGACGAGAGTCAACCGACGAAGCTAGTGGCAAATGACACTAGCGTAGTAAAAATAAAAGAAACAGAACAACTTCCTATTACAGTAGACATAAATAAAATATGTTCTGTAAGGAAGCATGATAGGTTTAAAAAACAAAACTTTAATAAAATAGAGGAAGAGGGATTAGATAAACCTATCGTATTAGTTCCTAACATATATGGGAACTATATGCAGATAAAAGACGAAAGAAAAGACTGTATGCAAACATGGTTAAAAAGTTTTCCATTTCTAGCATACGCAGGAAACGAAACAATAACCATCGCAAGAAAGTTAAAATACGATATGATTTCTTGTGTAATAGCAGAGGACATAGAGTGGGCGAGGAGATACAAGGAAGCACTAAACTATTAGTAAGTAAACATGGCGATGCAGACTTTGTTGGTCATGTTCCTAATTTCTTGTCAGAAGAAGAAGTAGATAGTCTTTATTCGATAAATAAGAATATGCAGTGGAAATATGCCATGACCAGATGGTCAGGGTATAATTCTAAAATAAGAAAGTGTAAGAAAAGAAGTAATATACAGTTTCCTTTCTATGATAGATTAATGGAGTATGTAAATTTATACAATAGTAGAACATACAACTTCCATCTATACGAAGAAAGAAAAAGACATGAAATCAACATGGTCAGATATGATGAAAAAGGTATGTTCTTTAGACCACACCGAGACTATCGCCCTTCCCTCACAGATATTTATAATAAAAGAACAGCAAGAAAGATTAGTTTAAGTATACAATTGAGTAATGCTGATGAATATGGTGGTGGAGACCTAGAAATAGTAGAAAGTTATACTGTTCCTGATGTCTTCATGGACGCAAACTTTATCCCTGACTTTATGAAAGTTAGGGAAACATTTAGACACAATTTTAAAACTATGAAACAAAAAGGAAGTTTAACAATATTTACTAGCATACACGAACACGAAAGCACACCTCTTGAATGGGGCAAACGAGATATAGTAGTTGGATTCATGAGAGGAGAGTGCCATGCCTATTAAAGCAAACAAAATTCTAACAACATTACAAACAGAAGTAAAAGCACATGGGATATATCATGCTCATTATCTTTTTCCTTTCTGTGATGTATTTCATTTTTACAGTAAGAGTAATAATCTGACAGATTTTCACTCTAGCTTTCCTCCTTACTTTGACAACCAAGAAAGTATACAAAAATACTTTAATAATATAGTAAAAGAGTATGGGTGGCAAGAAACTTTAGATGATTTACTGTATGTAAAAGCAACAGAAAGAGGATTTCACATACCAACAAAAACTCCAGCAGTCATATTTAGTCTGTCTGGAGAAATAAAAATGCTGACTTCAGAAAAGTTTTATAGACTTTTACATAGTATGGCAATATATGATTACCAACTGTTTCCTTACAAGGACAGAAGCATAGTGCCTGTAAGAATAGGAAACACTGCTAAACTAGTAGGAAATAGATGGTGCCATTGTTTACATTTAGAAGAAGGAGAGGAGATATTTTATGCAACCTACAGTTAATTTATTTATAGGCTCAGGTGGTAAGCACGATGAAAAAGCGGCTAGAATATATCTACACAGTTTATATTCTAACACTAAAAGAAACCTAAACATAACTTGGTTGAGTCCTGAAACGATGGATTCAGATTGGAATAGAACTAACTGGGGGACACCTTTTACTTGTTATAGGTATGCAATACCTCACATGATGAATTTTAAAGGTAAAGCCCTCTATACTGATGTTGATATGGTAAATTTTAGGGATATAGGAGCTTTATTTGATACTAGTTTAAATGGTAAACCTTTTGGTATGGTGTGGGACGCACTACAAGATAATGGAAAGAAAGGTAGAGATTTAGGTTATCCACGAGGTTTTTGGTGTGATAGTGTTATGCTGATAGATTGCGAAAAAGCAAAAGATTTTGTAGACCCCCTTGATAAAATGAAAAGACGAAAAGGTCATTATTCTTCTTACAAGTGGACAGTTATGGATAAACTAGGAAGCCCATATAAAGAAAAAACAGAAGAACTAGTAGAGGCACTAGATTCCAGATGGAATTGTTTTGATGGAAGTAATCCATCAATGACTCCACCAAACGGTAGCACAGAATTTAAAGATAAAGAACAGTTTGATTTAGATATGATATGGCAACTGCACTTAACAGCATTGAGTTATCAACCTTGGCACCCTAAGTATACTCCTTATGCTAAAGCAAGTCACCCTAGACAAGATTTAATGAGAGAGTGGTGGAGGTTAGCAAAAATTGTCAATTCCATTTGAAAAACTGATAAAGCCTGTTGGTATGGATAACTTCCTCAACAAGTATAAAGGTAAAAGGCATTTTGTAATTAAATCAGATAAACCTAGATTTAATAAACATTTTAGCTGGGAAGAGTTTGATAACTATTTGAATCAAGTAAATATAGGTAATTGGGATAGAACTCCTCAGTTACAAGTAGTATTACCAGATGGTAATAAATGGTGTAAAAAGAAATCACCAGAAAAGAAAAGTAGAGAAGAAATCTACAAATTATGGAAAGGGGGAAGCAGTTTTATATTGACATTGAGTGAGTTTCTAAACGAAACTATGTGGAAACAATGTCAAGAATTTGAAAAGTTTTATGGGATAGGACAAGCAAACATATATTGCAGTAATCAGAAAGATGCAAAATGTTTTCCTATTCACGCAGATTCGACAGATAACTTTTTATTTCATGTATCAGGCACAGTACGCTGGTATATGTATAATGAGTTTAGTGTTGATAAAGGACATTATCGACCACAAGACGCAACGCTAGAAGAAGTGTTCGACTTGAATGAGGGAGATATGTTATATATCCCGAAAGGGAAATATCATAGAGTAGATACTCTAAGTCCAAGAATATCAATTAGTTTTCATTTTCATGAGCCACCAGCTTATGACGGAAGAAATGATTGGTATGATTGGAAGCCGTAGGAGAGAATTATGGCAAACATGAATAACATGGGTCAGTTCTCAGGCGACATGGACAGAAATGAAGTTGAGATAGACCTCAGTAAATTTATGTCTTTATTGCAAGAGAAGTCTGAACTCAAAGATAGGATAAGAGAGTTAGAAGATGTAAACAATGTTAACCCTTATCAGAAGTGGATATTTTTAGCACAAATGGTTGATAGTTGGAGAATATTCCCAAGATTGTTTTTAAGTGTATATATTTTCTTATTATACTTTGCAACAATGTGGTTTATGGATTTACCCGAGCCATCATTAGAACAATCAGGTTTAATTTCAGTATTAGTCGGAGCAGGCGCAGCTTGGTTTGGTTTATACGCTGGAACACACAAAGCCCCAACAGCTGGTCA